TGAAGGCGGTGCCTATGTTGTAATTCCCAGCTAGTGGCTAAGCCACAGAAATCCGGCCTAATTGAGGGCCGGGGCCCAACGGCGTTTATATGCAACTGCGCCGCGCAGTGCAGAACGCTCCAAGTGACGAGCATCAGTGTCCGCTATACGGGATATTATCCTTTCTAGCGCATACGAGCTTTTCACAGTTTGAAGTGATTCATCAGTATCGGAATCTGTAAAAACAGACTCCAACCTTTTGAAGCATTTCAACAGAGCGCCATACCCTTCCAGTACATCAGGACGATATACTGGTTCTGGAACGTACCCCTTAATTTCAAAGGAGTGCAAACTACTATTCCATCTTTCAACGGACTGGTAGCCCAGATAAGAGATATGGCCAACAACGGGGCTCTTCTCAGACACGTAGGGCAAAGGCCCCACGAGTTCCTCAATGCGATTTCGCATAAAGGAGGCAGTATTCCAAAAACCCCTTTTGTAAAAGAGGTTCGCGGTCGCTACCCATGAGATTACAGACCCATGTTGCCGCACGTTCTCAGGAAACTCATGTCGAAGGTACACCGGTGTTACCGGCAGACCTGCATAAGCATCTATACCACATGACTCTCGGAAGCTTCCGCTCACGAAAGTCTTATTGGCATTTACCTTGCAATTGTACTTTTGCAGGTAATCGAGAACGATGGTCGCATTCGTGGATGGCACGATTAAATCGTCGCCATACACGTAAATATCGCGAGAAACTTTATATATGTTACTCGCGGTAAAAGAGAGGCTGCGTGCCCGTAGTAAGGCTACTACACATACTGTGTAGAAGTACATAGCCTCTATCGGGAAACACAAAGCACTACCCATCGAAGCAAACTTGTTTAACGGCTGTAATATTTCGCCGGTCGGCAAGAGTGCTTTAGTTGACCTACATGCGTCGATGGCCTCCTGTAAAGGAGGATTGCACCGAAACATGCCAAGCGCTAAGTCTCGCGGAACGCGATCCGAAGCGTCTGACAAATCAATCGTTGCTAATTGACCAGTAGATGAACCTGTGATAGCGAGCTCCTGGTTAATCGTTTGATCACGGAAATTAACGTGACCCTTTGACCAACATGAAGATTCGAGAGCAGAATAAATTCTGTCCCGAATACCCTGCTGCACAAACATTTGGCAGCAAGGCTCGATTGCTATCACCCGAGGTGACTTCAAGGTTTTCGGCACCAGAACGACCCGAACGGGCCTTTCTGACGCCACGGACATGATCGTCGTTCTTTCGAGCTCCTTTGAATAACTTGGTAACCCGAGTGGGTAACCAGAGTCAACCAAAGGGAAATAAGGCTCGAGGCGATCGTTCCATTCACTCCATTGGTACTTCTGATTTCCAGAAGCACCCTCTGAAGTGGCTCCGGGACCATGCCTAGGAGAACAATCGGCAAGCTCAATAGAGCTAGCCAGAGAACTCCACAGCACAGCAGATACAGAATAAAAATCATCTGTATCTGCAGTCGAGAGCGAAAACTTCGAAAAGTCATGCTCAATCTCGATAAACCTAAGGATAGCCTTGTATGTCCTCGCGGATGTACAGGGCAACTCAATCTTCTTAAACGCCAGGCAGATTTGCCTGATCGCGTCGAGGACGACTGATATATCCTCTGGTGACTTTTCATCGAGAAACCTCCCTGTCTCACGGTCGAATATTAGACTGACCATACCTTGCAAAAATGCCGGGATTGGTCCGACTTTCTTAAAGTTTTTGAAAGCCGTTGAGTCTATGAACCCAGTCGTTACCGCCCTTTCGAGGTCAGTAGCGAATGTGGGCAGGATTATCGTAAGAAACGACAATCCTTCATGTTCGACCCGTGACCGGATGCAATCCAGGTCACGAAAATCGGAGACTTCAGCGACACACATTGCACAGGCATCTATATAGATGCACTGTACTAAGTTAAGATGGTCACTTACGTTGCTTTTCATGTCACCTCCAAAATAGGGGGAAAACATCAAGCCACGTGAGTTCGCCTACCCCAACTCCTATGGAGTTGGGTTCAATGGAGTGTCCTAGCAGTATATATCGCTAGGCAAGATGTGACCTATGTTGCCTTCACGGCAACTTGTTCACCGCCACTCCACTGAGCAGTCACACGGGGATTAATTATCCGTTGAGACTTGTTGATTATGTCACGCCATTTATCTTTGGCATGAAGGTCCGAGTTCGATAGGACCATGACATCTAGAGTCTAAGACTCTAAACCAACGAGCTTATCAACGTTACCCGTCGTTAACCAGGCTTGAAACCCGGTTACCAGTTGCTCTATCTGAGCCGTCGTAAAGCCATAGTTTGGCCTATCGATGACACAGTAGAAAGACAGCGTTTCATAATCGTTCACACTAGTGAGCGGATCTGAGACAACTGCCCGCTGATCGATACGCGCCATCGAACGGACTCGGTCCCTCGATAGCGTATGACTCATCGTTAATTTGAATGAGCCATCAGATTTCGAATAGACACTAGAAGTGTCCTTAGACGAAATTTTGGGCATCGATTGTGCAACTGAATTTACAGTGACTGATTGTGGATCGGAAAACATTGTGGCTGACCTCCATAACTCAAATGGACGGTTATCCTGCAGTGACCAGTACATTGTCAAGTGTACCGGCTTTCGAAGACCACAGGCGATAATCCTGATTAGCGAGTTCGAATCCATCTCTTACGAGATAGGCCGAGCGCGCCCAGGATAGCTAATTGACGACTGGACATAGCGCCAGCGTCAAGGAAGAACCCAAATGGACTAGATGCCATTTTTCTTTGTTTCACATCAGTTATCTGAGTGAAGTCAAAGACCTTGGGACCACCGGATGACGGGTTAAAGGGCATATATTGCCGAAATACCCTCGTCGTCACACAGTGGTGGCTCAAGGACATGTACTTGGCGGCCATGTGATCGAGGGTTTGGTCTTGGATGGCCTGAATAGACCGTCCAACACCAGTAACCCAATCGATTAACCATGTCCACGGTATCGCTTTGTAAATGTTACTCGGACTTGCTCGTACGCCGAACAAATCAATCGTTCGACGAACCGCATTCAACTTCTCCATAAAGGGGTCGTTGGTCGGACCAGCAAATTCCGGTAACCAGTACCTGAAGGAGCCCACGGCAGACGAAAAAGTCGTCTTCTCCTCGAAGATTTCCCATCGAGGAGGGATATAGGGACTACTTGGACTATAAAACAAAGTCCAATCGGCCCCTCCGATGACTGCTCCAGGCCAGAGAAAACATCCTTCCCCGCCAGATGAAATCTGGTTGGTGGATGTACTATTTACAAGGGTAGCCCTCCGTCTGATCCACTGTCCATTTTCCTGCGCAAGGCGCTGGATACGATCAGTGTAATTTATGATGTTAGCGAGAAAATCGTTAACATCTTTTACAAACGGGGCCCAGCCAAACTGGGTATTGATAAATTGGTCTGCAACAAACTTAGGCTGCATAAGCCTTGTTTGTCGGAGTGGATAGTACACGTCTTTATAACGTGCAGTATTCATTACCCGAAACGACGTCTCCCAAGCGTTCTTGAAAGCCGACGCTGTCGTTCGCAACATTCGAGGAATATCTTTTGCCTCGGCAATTGCAACAAACAGACCACCTTGTTCAATTCGGGGTTTGAGAGAATCCCAAACCTTGCTACCCAATGTCGTTACGTCAGGTATCAACTGGTTAAGAAGGGCATCATCGCTAACATTTAAGTTAGCGACGCCCATTATACCCAGCCCAGGGGGCGCAAACCCTCCGGTGTACTTGATACGTCCATAGTAGCCAATTGCCTGAAATGGCACTTCGCTATAGTACGTACCAGCACCGATCTGACCCGCTTTCGCGAACGGACGCTCGACTTTTATACTCTCAAACGGACCCCCGTCAAAGTAAGGACCGCGACCATGGAGTTCATCCACGGTGCGTTCGAATTTTGTCCAGGGTGTCTCTGCTGCACTCCAGGTTTTTGGTGCCCCATAAGGGTGCCATTTACCTGAATTGAGCCCGTCTTCAATAAAGACCTGGCCCAGTGGGTAGAGACCTTGAAGAGATTTTGGAATCCCTTCATAGCGTGTTCGAGTACGAGGTTCGTGTTTCGACATTTCGATATCTCCATTTGGAAAGTTGTAGTTAGTACAAGACTAACATTGCTGCTGCTCAACTTGACTAAGCTTACTGATAGAGGTACAGTAAATCCAAAGCAGACAAAGATCTGCAAGGGACTGACATATAAGTAAGTATGTCGTTCAATAGACCATCATCGCTGATGATCCAGACAGCCCTACTACGCGGGGGCTATTTCCTGGAACTCCTTCGCAGCCCGCGGAATCCATTAACCGCGAACAACTTTCGGAATTCGTCACCACCCGCTGGCCCACGAATATTAACGTGGTTCCCA